CTTAAGAATTGGATGAATGGTGATGACCCAGAAATGAAGCGTATTGCTCAAGAAGAAGAGCAATGGATGTATAAGGCGTTTGAGAATGCAGTCAATCAAGAAAAGTATTGGGCAGAGTATCTGTTCAAGGACGGTTCTATGATTGGTCTGAATGACAAACTGTTACAACAGTATGTTGAATGGATTGCTAACCGTAGAATGAAAGCAATTGGACTCAAACCGCTCTATGATATTTCAGCAAAAAATAATCCACTTCCTTGGACAGAGCATTGGATTTCTTCGAAGGGTCTTCAAGTGGCACCACAAGAAACCGAAGTTGAATCATACATCGTTGGAGGAATCAAACAAGATGTCACCAAAGACTCTTTTGCTGGATTCCAACTATAATTGGGATACGAACAAAATGCTTGCTGCCTATCAAGAAGCAGCAGATTGTGATGAATATCTCTTCGGAGATTATGATTACTGTTCGGAATGGATGAATGATAGTGAGGAGGGTCAATAGACCCTCTTTTTTTATAAATAAATTTAGGAATTTATAAAACACTGACCATGTTATCTAAAGATATTCTGGGAATATACGAAGCATATTCAAAAATGTATCAACCCACCAATTCCCCAGAGGAAGTGGTTGAAGAGGAAATTGATGGACTCGTTGAGGAAGTCATCGGAGAACTCTTCGAAGAGTGTATTGAAGAAGGTTATACCATTGATGAAGCAGCAGTTGCTATTGAAGAGGCAGCAACTGAGTACTTTGATGAAGCAAAGATAACCTATGGTAGTGATACAGAGAGTCCAGAGCAGCGCCGTGCTCGTGCTCAAGCAAAGGTTGGTGAGAAAAGATCAGCGGCACGTAAGGCAGCAGTTAAGGGCGCTGTAGAGCGTGTTAAGGCAAAAGCAAAGGGTGCTAAGGCAGCTGCTGGTATTGCTGGATCAATCGCCAAGGATGAAGCAAGAAGAGCAGGACGTGCTGCTAAGCAAGCAGTTGTAGGTGCTGTAGAGAAGAAAAAGAAAGAAGTTAAGAGTGGCATCAAAGGTTTCCTTGGTAAGGCAGCAAAGAAAGTTGCTAGCAAGGCATCCAGTGTTGCTGCTAGGCTTGGTGAAGAGACCCAACAAGTAGATGTGTTTGATTTTGTCCAAGAGTTTCTCTGTGTAGAAGGTTATGCTGATGACCTTGACCATGCAGAGTGGATGATGGCAAACATCATCAATGAGGAAGCAATTGAGATTATTCTCAATCTAGAAGATCTTGATGAAGGTGTTAAGGAGGTTGCCGATAGAATTGTTGCTGCGGCAAAGGCAGGTTCTGCTAGACACACTGCAGCAATGAAAGGAGCAGAAGATGCTAAGAAGAGACATGATGCTAGTGTTAAGAAACTTGGTAGTGCTCTAAAACCTGCCGCTGATACTGCTAAGTCTGCAGCTTCTGGTGCAGCAAAGGTAGCAAGGGGTGTTGGCGGTGCTATCAAGAAGGGTGTTGAACTCGAAAGAAAAGGCGCTGCAGCAGTTCATACTCTGGGCAAAAAAATGAATGCTGCTAAGAAGGCATTCACCAAGGAAGACCTTGATGCTTGGCTCGAAGAGGCATATAGAAGTGCTGAAGAGAACAGCAAGAGGTATGATAGAGCGCGTAAGAGAGCAGCACAAAGAGCAGCAGCAAGAAATGCTGCGAGAGACGCTGGACAAACAGGTGCGGTTCCTGGAGTTGGTTATGTAACCCCTAGACGTGAGAAAGAAACCTACACTGACTCAGCAGGTAAAACAAGACACGCAAAGGGTCTCTGATACAAAATTCAAATAATACTCAGGAGGGGCAACCCTCCTTTTTTATTATCTAGTTATAGTTCTTTTAACATTTACTTGTCCCTCAACAACTCTCTCTATATCACCACTGGGATCTTGAAGTAGGATATCGTACAAATATTTTCCTGGTTTTAGCGTTGCTGTTACAGCACTAGTCATACCAAGGTTAACTCTGGCACTTGCAAAGTTCGTAACATTAACAGTGAATGATGTATATGTTGAAGACTCTTCCGCTTTTCTCATCTTAGCACAGAGTTGATATCCAGATAAATTTAATCTGGAATTTGTACTAAGACCTTCAAAAACAAATATTTGATTAAAATCAATACCTGTGTAAATTGTAAGATTGACTGTGTAAACTGTAGAGGACATTATTTTTTCCTTATAAGATTTTTAGAAACATCCGGAAGATATGCCTGCCCTTACAAGAACAGTTCCTTCAACAACGACACTTTTTAAACCATTAGATCTTGCTGTTGAAACAATATCATAAACGTGTCTTCCTTGTTTTAATGTGCCAGTGAGAGTGCTTCCCATAGAAATTTGAATTTTCCCGGCAGTAGCATTCAAAACAGTGACAGCAAATCCAACAGCAGTGCTGCTGTCTGGATGTTTTCTCATCTGAGAAGCAAAATCTAAGTTAGTTACATCAACGATTGTTCCATCACTGTTAATCACATCAAAAGGATAAGAAAAGTCAGAATGTATATTAATGTAGATATTTTGAGTATATGCTGACATTTTTTCAGTCTTTATTGTTATTTATTTCTAGGAGCTTGACAACAACTCAATGTTTGATTAGAATCGCTTTGCTAGGGTTGAAGATAAATAATAGCTCATAATATTCTATAGTATGAGTTACGAAAATCCTTGGAGATATAATGGCGAACTTTTTGACACTGATGATATTGGGGAGTACTTTGGTTTTGTTTACCGTATTACCAATAAGTACAACGGACGATCGTACATTGGGAGAAAGTATTTTTGGTCGTTTAGAACACCTCCAGGAAAGAAAAGAAAAGTAAAGCAAGAATCAGACTGGAAAAAATACTACGGTTCCTGTCCTGAGTTAAAAGAAGACGTAAAATTATATAACAAAGAGAATTTCAATAGAGAAATATTGAGTCTTCATGTTACTAAGGGACAGTGTAACTATGAGGAAACTAAGCAATTATTCCTAAATAACGTGTTGATTGAAGCACTTGACGACGGTTCGCCCGCGTACTACAATAGCAATATTCTAGGACGCTACATGCGAAAAGATTATGGTAACTTTGGAGCAAACCCTTAAGACGACTCACGACTGGGCAGTTGATCGAATTCACACTCTTTTAGAACTTCCATCCAAAGACCCTCTGGCATGTGTGGAAGATGCTCACGCTCTTCAGTCAGAGTTCAGCGAGTGGCTTAATCCAGATATTGATGATCATGATATCTATTCTCTCGAATTTATAGGAGAAGATCATGGCGGAGATTCTATCGGTTAATTTCAAGCGTAAAATTCTACAGAAAATCAAGCAGTTGAACGAAAGCGGAAAACACGCTGAAGCAATTCAACTATATAAAAAATACTTTATATGATACTATGAAAAAACTTCTACTCGCCTTGCTTGGCGCTTCCTTAGTTTCTGTGCCTGTGTTTGCTGGCGAGTCTAAGTTAAAAAAAGGATTCTATAGTATGGATGCCTTGGGTTGCATGTTAGTTCAAGAATGCACCGAGAATGTCCGAAGAATCAAGAATATCGACGATATTCGTAAAGAGTTTCCTAATTCTGATTTTGATATTGTTGCTGATGAGTTTAACTCGATGCTACTATCCCTTGATGAAGTCGGAGTTATGGTTTTTCTAGGACCAGAGAAGTATTTCCCTCCTGGTCATCGTGGTGTTTATCATACAGTATCTAATAACTTCTATTTGAATGAGAAGTTTATGCACCGTCCTTCAGTCCTTATGACAGTGATGCGTCATGAGGGTTGGCACGCCGCACAAGATTGTATGGCAGGTAGCATCAAGAATAGTTTGATTGCTTTGATTTTCCCAGAAAATAAAGTTCCTGGTGTGTGGCGTGATATTGTAGAGAAGACATATCCAAAGTCTGCTGTTCCTTTTGAGGCAGAAGCAAAGTGGGCAGGAAAAACTGAGGGTATGACTGCCAAGGCACTTGATGCTTGTACTACTGGTAAGATGTGGGAAATCTACGAACCCACACCATTGACTGAGAAGTGGTTGCGTAAGGAAGGATTTATTAATTAATGACTGTACCATTCTTTATTGAAGAACCTATTACTTGGAAAAAAGTTGAGGTTCCACCAGATATTATTGAATATTGTGATATGACCACAGTAGACGCAGACCGTGAAGATCTCCGTTACATTGACTGTGTGTGGATGCATATGGGATACTACGGTGTCCCTAAGCACGTTATGAAAGCACATAGGGAACAATGGAGTCCACCAGTAAAACCAATCTTTGAATAAATAATATCACCTGAAATTTTCAGGTAACCAGCCAAGAAAAATTTTGCGAAAACTTTCTGATTTATTATGATAAATTTTTTGTTGGAAAGCATTTAAAAGGTATGACACATTTAACGAGAGATGTGTTAATCAAAACCATCGTTGCTACCGAGATGCAAGACAACGATGGTGAAGATTACACAAAGCAGTTAAAAGAAACCAAACACAAGTGGGAACACGCCTCAAGTGAGGAACTTTGTAAAAAATACAATCAAATACAAAACGCAAACATCACTGTTGAGATATTGGCACCATAAATAACTGAGCCTTACTTTCTACAAATGCTCGGTACTAAACCCAAAGCACAAGTAGAAGAGAAAGACGACCATCATGAAGATAAAGGTGAAGTTTTGGGTAATTTGGTGAAAGTTGTTGTACTTATCTGGTCTGCTTCTCTTCTCACATTCAGTTACGTTAGACTTCCAAACGGTCAAAAGATTTTAGATTTTGATCCAACTTTTATCGCTTCGGTGTTCTCAGGATCGCTAGCTGCGTTTGGTTTGAGTCCTGCTAAGGCAGGTGGTGGTAATGGAAACAATGCTCCTAAAAAAGCAGAAGCGAAGAAAGAAGAGCGTTCAGAACCAGAAGTTGCTTCAGCAGTAGAAC